CTTCAAGCGACTCATGGAGAACTTGCGCGGTTCGGCTCCATCACGGGTTCTCTCGTGACGGCTGACCAATCGCTTGCATCAGACAATATAACCGTCTGGCTTGTCGATCGGATCTGTCCCGCACCATGGGCTTCTGCCCTGAAGTTCGGACGGATACGGAAAGTATCTTTCTATGGTTCCATTATCGAAACGGAAACGTTTTCGACGATGGGTATAGGATTTACCTTCCCTCTCCAGACTCTTGTTTTCCTGTCGTTACTGCTTGCAATCCGAGATCATGTCGGACTTAACGAGTCTAGCGTGATTTCTGTTTACGGCGACGATCTTATCTACCCCGTCGAGATGCATAGCCTTGTGCTAGACATTTTTGATAGGTTAGGTTTGAAGATCAACGTTGACAAAACGTTTGCAGATGGTTATTTCAGGGAGTCCTGCGGTCAAGACTATTACCGCGGCGTCGACATTCGTCCCTTCCTTTTTGGGGGGGATGACGATAGATCCTACGTCGGGAGACGTAGGTACGAAGCGCTCTTGTACAAGACCTTCAACGGTTTAATCCGCCGTTGGAACCCGTACGAGATCCCTGGTACCTGTAGGTTTTTGCTTTCGGAGTTCGGAAAGATTAAGAAGGATGGGAAACCCCTCTTCGTTCCTTCCGATTACCCCGATACCTCTGGTATCCGAGATTGTGAGCACTCCGACGATCTTGAAGACTACGTTCGACACCCTACTAGGGACGTGCATGGACGACTCACCTTTCAATATCTGGCTTTCGAACCAGATCTTCGAAAGGATCCTGAGTTACGCCACGCTCCGTATCTATGGGCTAGACTTAGTCAGCTGTCGCAGTCGGATCGTCTTGCAGAGTTGGGCGATAGTCATATCACCCCGCCCGGCTTGACGAAGCTCGGTCTTACCTTGGACGAGACTACTCCTTTCTTTAAGGACGTTGAATCTAAGGGAAGGACTTTCCGGTCAGAATTAACCGGAAAGCGCATCCGTTACTTCGAAACCTTTCTTCCAGAGCAGAAGTCAGGTCGCTATCGTGAACGGACCGGG